TGGTGCATTCATTTTGTCAAACCTCCCAATGTTAAACGGAAAGTAGTTTGCCAACATTGCAGACTCTAACCATGCCTCAAAGACCGGACCAATAAACCCATCAATAAACCATTGTTGGACTTTCTTAAAATGCTCCCGCTGTTCCAACACCCCGGCCCGGATACTTGAGTAATTAACCCCCTCCAAATCCCCGGACACTAGTTCGTAACTTACACCAAGACCGGAAGCGATTCCGCGCAAAGTGCTTTTAACAAAGTCCTTGTAAGCAGTTGTTGGGTGGGACGGATTCCATTCTTGGAACTTCATTCCGCTAGGCAACTCCTCAATGGTCCCCGGTTCTGCCTCCATTAAAAGGTTGTAATCCGTGTCCTCCTCTCCGGTGTAACCGTCCGAATTTTCTTTCATCAACCAACCCATTTTGCAGGAACTAACCCGGGCAGCCACAACCTCCGCCTCCTCGTAACCGGCTAGTTGTTGCAAGCGAGTCATGGCACTAACCATCCACGGAACCCCTCGGGTTTGGCTCACTCTCTCTTGATTAAAAACGTGGATAATCTCATTGGCAGGAATGCGTTGCCGCCTCTGGTAGCTTGCCGAATAATTGTCCCCCGGGTGGTTGTCTAAAATATGATATGCAACCGGTTTCCCAAATTGGTCCACCTCCACGCCCATCCTTATCCTATTGCCGTTTTTAAGTTTTAAATTATGCTCATTGTCTAAACGGTCCGCCTCTATGAGTTGCAGGGAAAAACCAAACGGGTTTTTGTAGCCTCTAATAATTCTAATTAAAACGTCCCCGTCACGGATGCAACTACGCAAGGCAATCCTTTGAAAATCTCGCCAAGTCATTTTGCCGGTGGGTGTGCAATTGGCAGCCTTACCCCAAAGACTCCATGCTTGCTCAATGGCAAAGTTAGCAAAACGGTCCGGGCTATTGGGTTGGTCCATAACTTTCATTTGCAGACCCACACCTTGTGCCCCTAAAACGTTATTTTCCATGCCGTCTAAATAGCGGCGGACATAATCGTTATTACGTTCCAACTCCCGGCAACGTCCACGCAACCTAACAAGGCTGCCCCTAATTTCCTCGTCTCCGGTAGTGGTAGGGCTTAACCAATCGCTAGTTAATCGGCTAACGTTTGCCCCTTTAAAACTTCTTTGTCCCGGTTGTTTAACGTAACCAAAACGCTTGGCCAATTTATCAATTACTCCCATTTAAAACCTCGCTTTTATGAGTCTGCCCGTGCCCCTGCCGTCTTTGGTTTTTCTTAAACCTTCCTCCGCCTTTAACTTGTCCTCATAACGTTGCAACAAGTCCGCTAACTCGGATATTGGAATTTTGTTTATTGAACGTCCGCCAATGTTGTAGCTTTCCACATCGCTACCGGCTCGACCCTCTAAAACACTCCTTATGGTCTCGACCATAACCCGGGCGTGGGTTCTTTGGTCCGTAGTGGCGGAAGTAGCTAAAGCGTTAAGGTTGGCCTTTATGACCAACTTACCGGAGTCAACTAGGTAACTCTCCCCGGATTTGGTAACGTAGGCTTGCCAAGCGTAGACTCCCGCCGTGTAACCGGCAGTTGTGGAAGCGGCAACAGTTACAGAATAATTACCGGCGGCATTGTTGCCCGTGGCGGAAATGTCGAAGCCTGTGCCGGTGTTGCTTCTAAATGAATAAGTCAGGGACCACCCATCGCCCGGGGTGTAATCCACCACGGTCTTATTAAACTTTAAGGTGTCCCCGGCAATTAACTCGTAAGGTTCGATTGTCGGTGTAGTCGCCGCCATTTAACGGCGAGTCTATTGACCATTAAGGGTGTTTCAAATTTCAGACTTACGGGGTCTGCCCCTTGGCTTGCTTCCCGGGCGGGGCGGTTTGCTTGCGTTAGCCTTTGAAGATTGTTTTTTTGCCTCGCTAGTCTGTGCCCCCATAAGACTCCCCACGTTAATCTTGTGCCCACACTTGGGGCATTTGATTGGTTTTTTCATTTATCCACCTCAACTTTTTTAATTACAGACTTGGCCAAATAAGTTACCGAATCATCCGCTTGCACATCAACCCATCTGCCGCTTTTAAACTTTTCCCGCGCCTCTTTTATGCTGTGCGCTATTACTTGATATGTTTTCTCGTAAACAATGTAATCATCCACGCGCAATGTGTAAATCTTTTGTTTGCTCATTTTAAAAAGAAAATGGTGTTCCGTTGTCATACATGGGCACGCCTTGGCTTTTGCAAATTGCCCTTTCCGCTTGTGCTTCCGCCTCATCAATAGCGGCATAATGCTTTTGGTCATAGTCGTTCGCCCCCCCTTGGGAGGTAACGCTTGCAGATTCTAATTTAACCTCTATGTCTCCAGCAGTCTTTAAAACTTCAAATAAAGGTTCTTCCTCGGCGTTTGGTGTTTGCCTTACCGGTTGGTCCCATGGGTTCCCATAAGGCTTGTCCTCTATTCTTATCCGGTGGGTTATCTCAACCGTGTAAGTTTTTTTGACGTAATAAGTGGTTTTCATTTTTATAATTCCTTTAGTAACCCAAAACCATCTCGCTAGTGGACACAAGCAAGGTGTCCTCCTCATCAAAACAAAATTTGCTTGCCGTTACTTTACAAGGCTTAACCTCATAAACCTCCCCGGAAGTGTGCTTGTAGCCACGCACATCGTCCCACCACACGGAAAATGTTTTAATGGGTTTTTCAAGGGTTGGTCTTAACACCCTAACAACCGTGCCACAAAAACAACCCGGTCCACCGTTAGGGTTTACAAACTCAACACCCTTGCCAACTGGAGTAAAGTTAGATTGCATTTTTAAATATAAGCGTTGCAATCTAACAGAAACATGAGGGAGTCCGTTCATTATTTGCCCTCCTTTCCTGTTACCCCGTCCTCCCGTTTTTTAAATTGCTCCCAATACTCATCAACCTCTTTTTTTTCACCTTCTGTTTGCATCCATATTTTAGGCTCTTGCTCAAGCATAGTTTCCCAAGTAGCTTGTCCGTAATATCTTGCCCTATATTTATCAGTTATGCCGTTTTTAATTTCTTCAAAATCTTCTGTGCCTTCTAATTTGTAATTAGCACACCATGGAAAAACGTGTAATTTTTTACCGTCAATTTTTAAAATGTTACCCGCTGAGTCAGTTTCTACCCTAGCACTTAACGCTTTAACAACATTTGGCCAACCTTTGCTTGATATATCATCACGGTTAAAACCTAATCTTGCACTTTGGTTAATGTCAGAAATAACACACATATTTCGATAACTGTTATTTATTTTGCTCATTTTTTGTTTACCGGTCCTGCCGGTCAGAGAAACCTAACAGTTAGGTTTATTTAGGTCAACACCTTTTCACAACTTTTTTTTATTTTTTTTTAGACCCTGAAATTGCTCACAAAACCACCACCTCGGACCGGTCTTTGCCGTTGCCGTTTTGGTTCTTTAATTTCTGGTTCTGCCTCTAGGTTTCTGGCTAGTTTCTCAAGGTTTGGGTTAAGAATTACCAAGGCGCAATAAGCGTAAATCCTAACGTCCAACGCCTCGTTTCTACTGGTTCCGCTTTTCTTTTCCCACACTCGGGTTTTAACCCCTCGCAATATTTTCGTTACTGCTTTCTCACTCGTTAACATTTCAAACCAATACTCGTCATAACCGTTACCAATGCGAAAATGGCAATAACCATAACCCGGGTCCTCAATCTTTAGGCGGCCAAAAATTAACTCTTTTGCGGTGTCGGTCCCGATTGTGTAAAGTCGCACACCTTTAACGCTCGACTTGGTTGGACGCGAAACAATTGGCTTACCAAAACCACCCATGCCTTTGATTGCAAAGATATTACGAGGCTGCCGGGGATAAACAAATTGGTAAACTTGTTGGGTCTGAAAACCGGAGTCCACACACACACCAGCAATGGGTAAGGTCTTACCGTCTGCCGTCTCGAAACGTGTCATTAAATACTCGTCCAAGTTTTTCCAAACTCCCGGGTGTGAGGGTTCCCCGATAAATTGCCTATACTCAATGCCCCAACTTTCCTCACCCGGACCCCACGCCACAACCTCACATTCCAGACGGTCCGCTTGTACGTCTACCCCTGCCGTTAGAATAACTGCACCCTCGGGGACCTCGTTGTTATAGGTCTCCCGTCTTGCCATTAGGTAATGGGGTTGCACCTCCTCGTGTACGTCCTCCCATGCCTCTGCCATGAAAGTGTTGGTCCAAGTCTTGATTCCTTCCGTGCCCCGTTTCTTTGCTTCCAAGAATCCAACAACCGCTTGGTGTAGTCTGTTTTTAAAACCTTTCTTTGCAGGGAACACACTACACAACCCGTTTAGGTAATAACCACGCTTCCCATTAAACTCCTCACCCGCTCGCCATTCTCCCGCCTTAATCATTTCAACCCGTTGGGTCTCGCTAATAGATTTGTTGCAATGTTCACACATATAATGTGCAGACTGTAAATCATCTTTAGCCCAAAAGACTTGCCGCCATTTCATAGTCTGAAACTCCCCGCAAATAGGGCACGGACACCACCACTCGTTTTGGTCCGTCAAAGAATATTCCAACTCAATCTTGGACAACCCTTTAATGGTGGGGGTGCTGGTCTTGATTATAATGGCATTGTGGAAAGTGTCGGTCCGCCGCTCGGCTAGACTCAACGGGTCTCCCTCGGTTCCTGCGCTTGCCGGGTAACGGTCTACCTCATCACATAACAACACCCTTATGGGTCTCGCTGCCAAACTTGCAGGACTGTTAGCCCCGGCCATGGTAATGTGTCCCCCTAAAAACTTTTTGTGCAGTTTGGTGTTGCCGCTATCCCTTGCCTTTGGGTCTGCCACCAACTTTTTTAAAACCGGGGTGTCCCGTACCATCGGTGCAAGCCTATCCCCGGACCATGTGGTTGCCATCTCCAATGTAGGTTGCAGACACAAAATCGGGCTAGGGTCTTGCGCTATAAAAAAGCCAACGATGTTGTTAATGACCTCCGTCTTGCCCGTTTGACTCGCCCACATCAGAGTTATGCTTTGCACCCCGGAATCCATCACGGCATCCATGGGACCTTGTTGGTAAGGGGCAGCGTTTACCCGGTAAGCTCCGGGTCTTGCGCTTGCTTCACTCGAAAGTCTCCGGTGCTTCTCCGCCCATTCCGTTACCGTCAATCTCGGCGGTGGTCTCCATGCTAGATATGTCTCGTCCAATCTCTGAAGAACGGGCAACCACTCTCTCGGCACTTTTGAGTCTCTCAAGTTCATTTAATGTTTCATCCTTACTAATCTCGTCCATGGTGGATGCCATGATTTTAGAACGGCAGGAGGTAAACACATCTTCCATGTACCTCGCTACTGCCGTCCTCGGAATCCACTTCCCTTGGAGTATCAATAACTCCGCTTCTAGCTTTTTACATTGGGCCAGCAAACGCCGGTTTTTTAGGTCCTGCTCCGACACATCCCCCCGCCCTTTCTTGCCTTTTTTTTGCACAAACGACAGCCATTCCCCAAGGGAGTAATTGCCGTCCGCATCTGGTTCCGGTGCGCCTTCCTCTGCCTTCCAGTTATAGAGGGATTGGCGGGTCACGCCCAACATACTGGCAATCCTCGTTAGTGAACACTTGTCCTTACTCATCTAAGTCCTTACTGTAAAGGTGGTTAGAACCCCTTTTTCTAAAAAAATCATGGACT